AAAGAAATATTCCAAGCAATAAACGAATATCCATGGACTACATTTTTATGTTGGTTAATGGTTTTAACTTTGGTATTTGAATTTAAACGTAAAGATAAAGAGTAATATTATGAAAGAGAATAAAAACACACCAGCATACCCTGTTTTTGACCCTGATACAGATAAAATACATTTAGGAATGACTTTAAGAGATCACTTTGCTAATTCAGTTTTACCATCATTAATTTCATTGTATGGATTTAACACTGAAAAAACAACTGAATGGCACGCTGAAAAAAGCTATAAACTAGCCGACGCAATGCTTAAACAACGCGAAATCATATAACCAAAAAGCCAATCCTAATCGATTGGCTTTTCTATTAACACCGCCAACCCTCTTTCAATAGCCGATTGCGCCCGTTCTTTTGGTAAATCAATAACGTCTCCAATAGAATACTTTTGAACTACATCGATAATACGAACAGTTACAACGTTTTCCGCATACCATTCTAAGCACGAATCAAAGAATGAAATCCAGTGTTCCTCTTTGCCTAATTCCTCAAATTCAGGCACTACTAAATCCTTTCTCAGGATAGCGTCAAAGTCAATCCCATCCATTTCAAACGGCACTATCCATCCATTTACCCCGTGTGTAATCTGCTCTCTGCCCGACGCAAAAGGAGTTATTATACAAGGCGTTTTTACCTGCATTGCTTCGTAAACTGAATAAGCAAATCCCTCCGTATCTGATAACTGTACTAAATAATCAGCTTTGTTAATTTCTTTGTGGGGTTCTGTTGTTATTCCTTTAAAAAACACATTAGGACAGTTAGCAAACTCTTTTATTAAGTTCTTAGCGTATTGGCTTGATGTATCGCCCCAAACATTCCAAACGTACTGCACACCTTTTGCATCCAATTGCCGTGCTAATTGCTTCATTCGTTTAAATCCTTTTTCACCTGATAAACGACTGCACGTTATCAATATCAACACATCATTAACAGGCTTTTCATCGTGCTGTATAGTGTTATCTAAAAGGTTGTGAATAATTGCATCACACTTTAATTTTGTGACGTGTTCAAATCCGATTTTAACCGTTTCGCCAACGCAAATGTGGAAATTTGTTTTTTCGTGTTTTTTATAGTTGAATGCCCAACCGTTAATCAGGACGCGGAAATCCGCGTGACAAATTTGGATATAACATTTAGCATCTACTACATCAAAAGCGCCTCTCCCCCAAGCAGTTGCAGAAACGAAAATATCACAGATATATTTTTTATAAATCGTAAGTTTTACAACTTTACAATACTTATTCATTTCCGAAACTAAATGTTCACTTGCTACATTTTCATACAATAAAGTTATGTCATAATGTTTCGACATCCTTTTACAAAAGTTTTGTACGAATTTTTCTACTCCGCCAATACTATGCCAGTTACTTATATAAATGCAAACTGTTTTATTTTGTGATTTCATGTAATTTGTTTTTGTATGCGTTATGTGCGTCAATTTCATTTATGAAAAAACCTAAAACAATTTGCTTTCTGTTTATTCTTATTACTGAACCCCATTTATTTCTAGGTTTATCAAAATAAACTCCAGTATATTTACTTGAATATTCGAATTGTCGTTTACTGCTGTTCTCCCTATTGGTTACAACTTCTAAATTTACAACTCTGTTATCTGATTTATCGAAATTAATATGATTTACAACAAGCTTAAATTTATCTGGTTTGTGACCTAAAAAAGTCATAGCTACTATTTGATGAATGTAAAATACTTTTTTAATTCCCTCATAAGTCAACGTTACTTTTTTGTAACCATTACCATTGTCTAAATGGGTTAGTATTTTTTCGTAATTTATTGACTTTGCTTTTGTTTTTCCTTTATAAACATAACCTTCCAATCTTTTTACTCTTCCTAAATTGCTAGCAACATAAATACCTTCATAATTAGGTACGTCTTTCCAAATTTCTTCCATAAAGTTAAAAACCCGCAAATCAATAGGGACTAGACTATATCATCACGGGAATTTATTTAATATTTTTATTTCGGCTAGTCCTCCGATACTGTAAATATACGAAATATATTCGATTATTATTTTCATAAAGTAAATTTAATGAAAAAAGCGTACCGATTAAGATACGCTTTTAATTTATAATTCAATTCAAACTATACAGACGGAGCTGCTAGACTTCCTTTAACAACCGCTGCATTATTGAAAATAGCTAAAGTAATTCTTTCTTCAATTCTAAACATTACTTTGTTTTGTTTAGCTAAAGTAGCATCTTCAAACATTCTCAACTCAGGTGCCAATCTATTGATAAGCAAAGTCGCTGTTTTGTCAAATGCTAAGAAGTTGTTTGCTCCTAATTGGGTTGTAGTAGCAATGTTCAATCCCGCTACTTGTAAACGTCCATTTTGGAAAGCTACAGTCCCCGGAGGTAAATCGTATTCACCTGAACCTTCTGCTTTATTCAATCCAATTTTAACACCGTCTCTAACGTTTAAGATAGCAGTGTTTCCTTGATAGAATTCAAAAGTATCTTCTGGAATTTGTCCATAAGCAGCATCAACAATTTTATCAACTGCTGCGGTAAATGCTCCATCGTAAGCAGTAGCAACGTCCAACAATCCTTGTACTGGGTTTGTATCTGCAGTACCATTCAAAATGAAATCATTCTCAGCAACTTTCAAAGAAATCAACATTTGAGATTGAATGTAAGAAGTCATAAACTCCAAATCGTCCAACATTTCACGGTCAACGATAACAAAACCTGCAATCCATTTAACGAATGCGCTTTGGCTTGTTAGGTCATAATCCATTTGCGCCTTGTTTCCTGATCCTGTTACCCATGTAGCAGCTCCACCTTCGCCACCATTTTGTTTTGGATAAACAACACTTCCTTTTGTCGTGCTTCCTTGTGGCAAGTAGTCAGATAACCAAACTCTATCATAAGGTTTCGGGATTAAATCCGTTCTTACATCTTGATTGAATGGAGTTGCTCCAGGAAAGTTAGCGGCAATAGACATATCACCAACCGCTTTAAGTTCCAAAGTTAATACTTCGCCTTTTCTGTGGTTTTGAATAGCTTCGGCATTTTCCTTGATAACCTCCCCTAAGATTTGGTTAAAAGTTTTTGTTTCAACTGGAGCGTTGTTTTTAGCTTGTTTCAAGCGAATATCCATTGCATCCAAGTGGTCTTGTTGCATTTTAGATTTAGTTTGGAAGTCTGCTTTTAAGGCTTCTATTTCTTTATCGAATAATCCTTTTGCTTCGCTGTAATCGGCTTTAGCTTTTACTTCAAAGGCATCGATTGCGTTTTGAATATCTAACTTTGATTTAGTTTCAAAGTTGTTTGTAAGGTCGTTTTTTAAACCTTCTAATTGTTCTTTTAAATCCATTTGTTTAAATAATTAATGATTGTCTGAATGATTTTATTTGCTCTATAATTAGCGGCTCATTATCTTGAGTGTCATCATCAGACGGCTCTTCGAGTGCTTTTTTTCCTAATTCGTAGCTTTCTAATTGAAGCTGTTTTAGTGCTATTTCTAATTGCATAAATGTTTCATCTGTGAAAGTACCGGTCTTAACGGCTTTCATAATTAATGAAACTTGGTCGTTTATTTCTGCAATTGTTCGACTTTTAAATCCTGTGAATGGCGTATTTGGATTTGCTCCCATCGTCACATTAGATCCTTCATAAAGCTTCAATTCTTTTAATGTTCTAGTGTAATCTGTTTGGTTTATTTCGTACTTAACAGTAGAGAATCCAATAGAATGTTCTTTAATTATTCCAGCTTCATACAATTTTATAACATCACTTGAATAAGTAGTATCAATAAGTTCGTTGCTTTCAAAATACAAACCTTTAGCGTCCTCAGCAAGTACATTAAATTTGCCGTGCGGTTGCTTCCAATCGTGCTGATTCAAAAACCAAATATCGTTTTTCCTTTCCGCTATTGACTTCTTAAATGCACCTTGTTCGATAATGTCATTATCAAAATCCTTAGAACCGAACTCAGATAAATAACCAGTTACGACTCTTTTTTTAGAATCGATGTCTTTTATTTCTCCGTAAATGCTTTTGTACTCTAAAAGTCCATTCATTCTAACTTGTTTTTAATATTACCAATCCATCTTTATCACGTCTAGGAATGTAAGCCAAAACGCAACGACAATTTATTGTGTCTGCGGGCTGTCCTTTTATATCTCCAGGATACTGCAAATAATCACTACCTCCGACATAATACGGTTTATCCAATTCTTGAACAACTCCATTAAGCGATAAATGATCGAAAGGAGTTCTTCTAGTCCTATCATCCTGCACGCTAATCCAAACCTTATCAAGAACTAAATCACTTGCTTTTGCCGTTTCCATTCCTGCAAAATTACTCGCACTAGTTGTCTCAGTCCTTGCAATCCTTAACGCTTGCCATTTGTAAAACGTTTGTGACTTACTTATCAAAGCGTAAATAGCATTCTGTAAATCAATGACCGTTGCATTCTCCCCTATTGTGTCTTTGATTGATTTTATTACATCGCCTACCAAAGTATCTCTTACGCTTGTGATTTTCACACCTCCATCTGTAGACAAAAATACTAAAATTTGACGTAAAAGATACTCATTAAAAAGAATATTTGCTTTTTTAGTCTTTTCTAGCTCATTATTTACTTTATTTCCGTAAGATATTCCGATAGTTGTATAAATATCTACAAACATTTTCTTTACATCCTGTTCGTGTATGTTTAATTCTATTACAGTTTCATAGTTGTATAAATTGGTATTATCTACAGGAATTTTACTCAGAATCAATTTTATATGTTTTTGAACTATTCTATACGCTTTACGCTCGTATAATGGTTGTAGTTGGTGCCAGTTTATCATAACTTATCAGGTCTATAAGTCCATTTTTTAAAGTATTGTATTGCGAATAATTTGAAAGTAAGTTCAAAATCAATGTATAGTGTTTCTCTCGACCATTCCCATCTATAAACCGTTTTTTTAATATTTAATTTAAAATACTTATTCATAACCTACAAATTATTAGCATTATCAATAACCCCCGGACTAACATCGTCAATCCTTTGCTTGCCTGTGTTAATCCATGGAACATCCATTCCGTCTTGATCCGAAGTTTCGTATTTAAATGCTGTCAACATTTGGTTAGGGGTCAATGGCAACAAATTCAAAGCCTCTGCCATTTGTTTCATATCGGTTTGCATTTCTGGAAGCTCGGTCACATCCCATTCAATAACGCTGTTTTCATAGCCCGGAAACAAAGGAATAAAAGACTTGTTTAAAGCATCTTGAAGTAATACTAAATCAGGTTTAATATTTTCAGTAATTAATGTTTTCTTAGCCTCCATTGTTTCAGAAGTGCCACCTAATTTAGAACCTCCATCGGAGTTAAGCAATTCATCAGGATAATTAAGAACATTGCATAACTGTTTTTGATCCCAATTAAGATATTCAAACGGTTTTAACTCATCAGTAGTAAGCGAAATCCTTTGAAACCCTATCTCAGCAGACGAAGCTCCTATTTTGCCCAAACGCCCAGGGTCTTTATCCATTTCGACTAATTTCTCTTTTAATGAGTTAGCCTGATCTTGTGTTAACGGTGTTCCTTTTCCGTATAAGAATCCATAAGCCCCCGCCGATTTAAGCATTTGAATATTAGTATCAATTGCGCTATTTTGAGACTGCAAATTACGTAATCCAGCTCTTAAACGAGATTGTCCATATAAATGCGAACCTGATCTATCATAATTAGGATTTACGGTTTTTACGTGAATAACATCCTCTACAGGGAATTGAACATACCCAGTACCATCAACTAGCATGTAGTAATCTATTGGATTCTCATCATAAAGCAAATTAGCATCTTTTCTAAGCACTATTTGAATCATGTGAGCAGGCAAAGCATAAGCCATTTTAGGCACTCCCTTATTTACTCCATTTTCGGGCTTCGGAGTGTATAAATAAAAGTTGCCAATCAAATCAAGATATGTTTTGTATAAACCCCAAATATCTGCCCATGTCTGGTTGGGATTTGGTTGTTCTAATGGGAAAGGCTTTTCTTCTTCTTTGTATGCTTTAGTTTCTAGTTTAACCTTATCGATGTATTGACTAACCGATATATTACCCTTAGTGGCTAAATCCAACATTTTAAGCTTTGAGTAGCTTTTTTTGTCTTCAATCTCCTTTATGGTATAAGGAACTGAAACAAGCTTAACAGTAGATTTATTTACAATAGAAAATATAGTAGGATTCTCATTATAGCCATGAGTCAGGTATGTTGAATTCTTAGTATCATACTTAACATAACCAATTCCGATAAATTCATAGAACGCTTTATTATAAGCGTTCTTTACTTCCTTACTGCCTCTTAAGTAATCGTAACCTAGTTTGAATATATTTACCATGAACACAAAGATATAAATTTTTTATTTAAACTATGAAAAAAGCGGGAGACTTGATTAAATCAAATATTTCAAACATCATAAACATATCCATAACGTCTGGAGATTCCCCATTTAATTTAGTTTTCATTTCGTCCTTTCCAATGATTTGAAGTTTACCGTCCATATCTGCTTTTTTACGTTTTATTGCTTTACGCTCAAACATAAACCGCTGTTTAACGGTCATTTTTTCATCATACATAGTATTAGCCACTTCTTCGCTAATTTTGTATTTTCCTTTACTTACATTGTTCCCAGAACGATAATAACATTGTGTTTTTAGATTAGTGTAATTCTCAGGGTCTTTTTTATCTTTAAACTCAGCATCTGGATTAGGTAATGATTTCCCTCCATTATTAAAAGGCTTTGCGCCAACGATAAAACCGTCAATAAAACCCCCTACTCCATCGGCATCATAAGTGATATTTTTATTAGGAGTTTTTAATTCCTTAGCCATATCAATTATAACATCTATAACCTCTTTACCGTTGCTTTTGTTTAGTATTTTTATCTTTACTAATTCACGCCCACGCCAACCACCTACAATGAATTTATCAGAACCTTTCAAAGCAATATCAGCAGTTATAAAGGTTTCTTCCGTATTATCAAGTTCGTAAGTATTATTAAAAATACCTCTGAACGCTTCATATTCGTAAATATCATTGTCGGACAAAATCATTTTCCAGTTACCATGCAAAAGAGCTGCTTGTGTGCTTGCGTCCTGAGCCAATAAGTTTCCTAGATATGCAGGGTTTGTTTTTAATAACTCCTTATTATCGTAAATACTACCAGATATAAAAGTTACTGACTTTACAAACTCATTTGGATCAATACCTGATTTTTTTACTACGTCT